CCTATCGGCAGCCCCTTGAGGTCCGCCGTGGGGACGACATCATGCTTGCGGCAATGCTCGCGCATTCCAGCCCGACCCGAAACCACAGTGCCGTCGATAGGCGACACGAAATCAGGAAGGTCTCCCATGACTGTTGGGCCTCTGCGCGGTTCCTCCGGGATGACATCGACACCCCGTTCGTAGAGGCGACCATTGATCTGGACCCAACTACGCCTTGCCACTTTTGGTCACCTTCTTGGCGGGAGCAACGGGTTTCTCGAAGTCCTTGGGTAGCGGCATCTCGACGTGCTCATCGACGGGCACGCCCTCCAGCGTGATGATGCCGGTATCCGGGTCCATCATCATCTTGCCGCCCTTGAGATCGGCAGACTTGTAGCGGTACGAAACGTCAATCATTCTCAGCTTCCTCCTTGGTTGATTTGGTCATCTCCATCATCGCCCTGGCGCTGTCCTGTGCCACCTGTGCGTCGAACTTCTCGCGCTGCTGCGCCAACTGTTGCTGGTTCTTCACGGCGTCGTGCTGGAGAGACATTTGATGCTCGGCCTGTTTGAACTCTAACTCCCGGCGTTTGGTTTCCATCTCCATTGCTGCCTTCTCGCGAGTGATCTGCATGTCCTGCTGCTTGGCGGCGGCGTCCAACTGTGCCTTCTGCTGCGCCATCTGCATGTCCATCTTCGCCTTCTCCACGGCGGGGTCTGGCGGCGGAGGCGGCGGGTTCTGAATCTTCTGCATGATGGTGTCGAGGTTCTGGTCGATCACCCCTTCGAGTTCCTGCGCCCCCTTGAAGCCCGACACGACGAACTTGAGCGTGTTGAACAGGATGGGCGCGGTGTCCGGGAACGCCTTCATGGTCGTGGCCGCCGACTGGAGGAACGTGGCGACGGCGTTGGTGAACTCCACCTTGTCCTTCTTGGCTTGGTCGGTGTCCTCCATCGCCAGACTGTCGGCCTGGACATTGACACGCCACTCGAACCGCTCATGGTCGCCCTTCAACAGTGCGACGGCTTCGTGGACCAGCGGGGCGTTCTGACTGTCGAGGTAATACTTGAAGTTGGACAGTTCGAGAATCTGTTCGGGGACGAAGTGCCGGCAGATGATTTCCCCCTTGATGCGGAGGATGTCCTGCGCGAACCGGCTGACCTCATCCTGGAGCTTCTGGATACGGACGTTGGCGAACTTCGCCTTCAACTGTTGCGCCCCGAGCGTTTCGCTGGCCTTGGTGTTGCCGCGCACGATGTCGGAGATGCCCGTCAGTTCGTAAATCTGCGCCTTGATGTCCTCGCGGGCCTGCCGCAGCCGCTCCAGCGCGGCGATGATGGCCTCCAGCGGCAGCCAATCGACGCTGCCCTTGACGCCGCCCTTCTCGGCGAACATGGCCCAATTGTCGACCGGCACCATCGTGTTCTCGCTGCCCTGCTGGAGCATCCTCTGGACGCCCGTGGCATGAGAGTCATAGACGCCAACCACCTTGCACGCCTGAACCAGCAGGCTGATCCTGTTATTGACCAGATCGAGTTCGTTGTACTGGTCCTGCGTCATCACGAAGTCGTTGGTGGGGACACAGTTGGAGGTCGTCATCAGGGCGAACAGCGGCTTCGGACACGGCTCGAAGTCCTCAAGCTGGAGCGGGTCATCAACCTCGTCCAGCAGCCCCGGATATGCCTTGGACAGCCAGAGCACCTTGCGCGTCTGCCGGTCCCAAATCTCGTAGATGATCGCCTTCTGGAGCACGTCGTTCTTGGGGTCGTTGCTCTTGTCGCTGCCGATACGCGGGTTGTAGTCCAGCGGTATCTCCTTGCCCTTCTTCTCCCCGAACCGCTTCACCAGAGCATCCTGGTCCATGTAGGCACGGCGGGCGACCCAACGCCGCTCGCGCCACGTCCGGCAGGGCGACCAGAGCAGGTCTTCCCAATAGATGTGCTCGATCTCGACCTCCTGCCGGGCGACAACCTCATAGGATGCTGCTTCCTGCGTGACCTCGCCGGTCAGCGGGTCGGTGATCTCGTCGAGGGTGCGTTCCTCCGTTTCAGTGGAGAGGCGCAGCCACGCACATCCGAGGCCGGGCACGAGGCGATCCTGCACCGACTCACGCATGACCTGTCCGAAGTCGCACTCCGGCTCGTCGATGTCCTGCATGATGGTGTTCTGGAGCATCAGCGCGGCGACGCGGGCCGGGTCGTCCATCGCCTGTCCGAAGCGGCGGGTAACAGTCACCTTCGGGATGTTGGAGTACAGGACCGACTCCAGGATGCCGACGTTGGCCGAGAAGATGTTGAACTTGCGGTCGGCCTGATCGGCAGCGTCGCGCTCGTCGCGGAACCGCCTGTCGGTGTTGCGCCCCTGCCGGTGGAACTTGTCCAGTTCCTTTTCGGCCATCGTGATCTCCGCTTTCCACCTGTCGTAGCGACTGGCGGGACTCTCCTCGGTGCGGGAGATCGACTTGATGCGTTCGGCGGTGTGGTAGCTCTCAGCCATTGCAATTACATCCTTTTCTCAGTTTGCGGGCGGTCATGGCCGACTTGAGCAGTTGTGTGCCCTTATCTGCTTGGTTGAAGTCTTGTGCCACGGATTGCGGCACCCCAACTTTCTTGGCGAACTCGGGATTGTGGGCAGCTGCCGCCATCATGCGAGCCTGTGCGGGTGATCTAGAGGGCATAGGTTACTCTACAAGATATTGATCAATTTGCAAGGGGTCTAAGCCGGTATGGTGCAAATCCCGAATTTCGCCCCACTTGCCTTGCTTGATAAAGTCTTGGATTTGTGGATAGAACTTGGGATCAGGCGCTTGATTGCCTGGACCTTTGACTTGGTTAATGACTGGTATTCCTTCTTTGTTAGCTAGAATGGATTCAACCCAATGCTCTAATCCACGCTCAGACTGCCATCCAGGTTTCCCTTTGGCAAATTCGGAGCTACGTGCAAGTTCACGAATGGCTTGAATAGCATCCGCTTGGTTCATACGACCTTTGATCCAACCACCAGAGAACTCATCCATATCAATAAGATTGGGTTGTGTCTCAATGGTGACATAGGGCTTGCCCTTGGCATCGCGAAGGGAGTAGATATTGGAATACCCCTGTGACACGTCGTCACAGTACCCGCCCACACAGTGACCCATGGCATCGCCTTCTTGGGTCAGCCATTTCTGAAGTTGCTTTTGCGCCGCAACTGGGTGTCCGAACTGCGCCACGTCTTCTGGAAAGTTCTGCTCCAGTTTCTGCGCCAGCTCCGGTGTAATCTCGGGCATGCGCAAGTGGCGCCATGACAGACCCTGCTCTGGGTAGTCCTTATAAAGCGGAATCTCGGAAGCATCCATGGCTTGCTGCTTGGCAGCATTCACCTTGCGGAGGGCGTTGATCTCGGCCACATGACGGACAGCCTGGTCAATGGGCATCTTGGTAAGCTGCTCGGGAGTAATCCGGCCTTCACGGAGGGAGTTGTATAGCTCATCAGTGAGATGCTTAAACTCACCTGACCCATACATTATAGTATTGACCCGTGCATTGGGGTCCGCTTTGGCCAACCATGGATCCTGCTTAAGATTCTCAGACAGCAGAAAGTCCTTAACTGGTTGTGGAGATAGCTCACTATCCACTTGCGTTTCCCATTGACGACCCATTGGCGTCGTAGCCATCCCATATACTGGGAAACCTTCTGCCGCACGCTTGTCCATAAGGTAACTCGTGGTACGTGTGTGCGCTCCACGAACGGGAATGTGTAACCCTGTGTTCTCGGCAATCAAGTCACGGGCCTCCTCAGCGGCCAGGATGTCCTGCCGTGTCTGGGTCAGATACTCCTCCGGTACCCCACGGGTCGCGGCCTGCGCTTGCTGCTTCTGACGCAACTTGGCAATCCGTGCCTCTGCAAGCGCCAACTTCTGAGCCTGCTCTTCAGGCCATGCATCTGCCAACTTGCGGATGGGGTCCGTGGGGGCAGCCATGTCATTCTTGATGTACTTGGTGAGCTGATTGTCAATCCAAGCATTTAACGCATCTGCGTTGGGTTTCTTCAACCTGCTAATGAAGTCGTCAGGCCCATAACGACCAGTCAACCAATTCCCACCACGTGGTTTAATCACGCCCATCATACCACTACCAGGATCCAAGCGGCCAGACCAATCCTCCACCCGTTCTTCCAGTGTCTGCGGGCGCTTGGTCAGTTCCATGGGGGTCGCTATAGGGGTCACTCCCGCATTCATGTTGCGCAAGCGATCGGTCAACCGCTCCGCATAGGCAGAAGGGTCAGAGAACAGATCCTGAAGGTTGCGTCCTGCTACACGGCGGGCATTGTCAAGTTCTTGAAGTAGACCCATTTCAAATCCTAAAGTAATGCCTATATTCTTGAGTTGGCGATAGAGGGCATGTCCTCGAACAGTTGGTCGAGGGTCATCTCTTGTATAGTCGGTAACCGACGGATCGGCACCACATTGGAGGGAATAGCAATGGCCAACAAGCGGCGACCCAACAGACCCAAGGCGTCCACACCGTCGTCCACCCCTTGCCCTATGGCATTGGGAAAGGTCAACAGTTCTTTGGTCAACCAGGGCGTGAAGTGGGCATTAGCGGGCATATACACCTTGCGCCGCTTGAACATACCACGGAGGGGCGCTGCGCGAGTCTCCTTATTCTGACCCCGCATGGGCATTGTTTTCCATGGGACAGTAACCCCCCGCTGGCGGGCAGCAGTAGCCACTAACGGTCCAAAGACTTTGGAGGCGTTGTCGTCGTCAATCAACCACTCTGTGGGGGAGTAGGTCTCACAGAGCGAGACGACGCGACTTGCTGATTGGTCGGGGTCCACGCGCTCCCGCGCAGCATCAACAATGTCCCAGTCTCCGTTTGTATCAATTGCCACAATGAGGTGTACAGAGTAGTCCCCTGTATTGACCGACAAAGCCAGGTCTGACATTCCATAATAAGTACCCGGACCCCCTGAAATACCCGGCCCCCCGGGGGTGGGCCTAAATTGGATCTCCTCGGTGCTGACCCACGAGCCCTCATCGGAGGGGGGACGTTGCTGATACAGCGTCCGCCATTTGAAATCGTCCCGCTTGGCATCTGCTACCATCTCGGGGGTGTACCACTCCGGCCAGAGCCGCTCGCCGGGAGTGCGCCCGAGTGGATCACAGGTCAATCTAGCAGCGCCTTCGGCGCAGCCACCACAAGTGCAGTGAGCCTCCATGCGGAGGATCAGCAGCCGTTGTCGGCGCGTGGGATTTGCTTCGTTCCTCGCGATAAGGTATCCTGCCAAGTCATTGGGGGAGAGCCGCTGACAGATTAGCACCACTTTAGCATCTGGCTTCAAGCGGGTGACGAAATCAGTCTCGTACCACGAATGGATTTTTTGTAGCTGCGTAAGGGACTGTGCTTGCTCGTAACCAGAAATCGGATCATCAAGCACACCGAGATCCGCACGGAAGCCCAGAATGCTGCCACCCACACCGGCGGCGAGCAGCTCACCACCAGCACGTGTGGCCCAGCGGGAGACAGATGTGCTATCCTGAGATAGTTCGGACTTGGGAAAAACGTTCCGATGGCGGGAGGAATTGAGCGTGTTCCTCACCTTACGTGACCAGCGCTCACTCAAATCGGAGGTGTGAGTGGCAAGGATGACGTTCTTATCGGGGTAGTGACCCAGGAAGTACGCGGGGAGCGCATGGGAGGTGTATGTGCTCTTGGCTGAACCGGGGGGAGAATTGATTATCAGCTCATCATAGCGGTCCTCAAGAAGATCTTGAATGGCGGAGCAAATCAAGACGTGGTGCGCGGCGGGGACCACATCCAACGTATAAGCGGCATAATGGGGGAGCGACTGGGCTGCGCGTTCGCGCGACTCCAGTTCTTGTAACGCAGCAAGTTTGTACGTAGGAAGTCCCATTACAATAATATATCACATATGCGCGCGTGAGGGAAATGTTTTTTATACTATGGGCTTGGTACTAGCAAATCTTGTTTTTTACTATGGTATTAACCAATTAGTAGATCTTGTTTTTTACTATAGTATTAACCAATTAGTAGATCTTGTTTTTTACTATGGTATTAACCAATTAGTAGATCTTGTTTTTTACTATGGTATTAACCAATTAGTAGATCTTGTTTTTTACTATGGTATTAACCAATTAGTAGATCTTGTTTTTTACTATGGTATTAACCAATTAGTAGA